CCAAAATTTAAGGTCTTCTCTTGCACAGATTAAATCTTTTCCGTTTGCCCAAACCTTAACCAAATCTGTAGAAGCGTGTTCAAGTGGATATTCCACTATTCTGCCAACTTCTCCTTTAATAAACTTGTGATTGGAAGTTTCCATATCTCTTAATAATGTAACTTTCATTTCACCATCTCCTTTAGCTTTTCCCATTACTTCTATTTCTCCTATGATTTCTTCAAACTTTTCAATTCCACTAATAGATACCCAGTCATCAAAATTTCTATATTGCAACACCACATCCTTAGCTGCTTTCAACAATTCATCTCTTTGCCTTTTAATTTTCACTAATTTTTCAGTTAAATTTCCACTTTTAGTTGGATTCATAATTTCCTCCTTTAAAAAAGTGATTCCTGTTCTATACCAGCTTCAGCTTCAACAAAATCTGCAACATCATCTTCATTAGCCAGGTTAATCATTTCTAGTTTTTTGCGTGCCGGTGTCATAACAAGTTGTATAGTCTGACTCTCAACCTCTGGCATTCTTGCTATCCGCTCTCTATTATCTATGAATATTGGAGCTGATATACCGTAGTGTTCAGCCAGTGTGTTGATGATATCCATACCCACCTGGTATTGGCTACCTGTGTTGAGTTCACTGTAAGGCACACCGTTTTTCATAGCTTCGCAGGTTTCGTTGACTGCACCATTGACCTGCCTATCAAACAGCTTAAACTTAGCAATACTAAATTTATTGTTTATCTCCTCCTCCATCATTTCAGTTTCAAACTTGATATATTTCTCCAGGTCATAGAGGTTTCTTTCAAACTGCTCGTAGTTATTAATTAGTGTCTGTTCTTCCTCCTGGAGTTGTTCAATTCTCTTTTCTAACTGTTCTTTACTTTCTAGTTTAGATAGTATTTTTTCCTCCTTCTTAATTTTAAATTTGGTGTCAGAAATTTCTTTATTAACGTCTGTTAAATCCAGTGGTTCCCCGTCAACATCTTTGTCCTCGAGTTCTGTTATCTTATCAGCAAGTTCCTTAAGTTCTGGCAGTTCATTATCCTTTAGCTTTTCTTTATACTCCTCCCCATTTTTGATGTGTGCTTCCACTGGTTCATATTCTAAACTATCTATCTGTTCCTGTATTTTTTTGATAGAGTTTACCGCTTCCTCTATGCTGTCTTCAGCTTCATCTATTACCTTAGCTTTCTTTTTACCTTTAGTTTTTATATCTGCCAATTTATTTGATTTTTCTTTATTCATCTTAGATTTGATTTCATTGATTCTATTCTGTGGTAATTCCTGGCCACAACTGCTGCAGACTTTATCATCTTCACTGAAACTTTGGTTGTTAAATTTGTGATATTCTTTGAGCAACACATCTTTTTCTTTGAGTGCTCGCTGTTTTCTCTCCTCTTGCATTTTAATTGTTCTCTCTAAATTATTGATTCTACTTTCATGTGAAATTTTAGCTCGGTCTAACTGTGCCAGCATATCTTTATAATCATTTAGCTTCTTGTTAGCCTTCTCCAGCTTATCCTCTTTTATCCCCTGGAGTTCAGACTTAAGGTCAATAATTTGTTTCATTGTGCTGGATTTACTCTCTGTCTTAAGCTCTGCCTTCTTTTCCTGTAGTTGTTCTAACCTCTCATTAAGTTTATTTATATTTTTTTGTATTTTTTCTTCGTCACCTTCAGCGTCCATATTCTTGAGTGATTTATTAACTTCATCTATCCTGGCTGGTATTTCCTTCAACCTATCGTTAATCTTTTTCATCTTAGACTTGAGCTTTTTTTGATACTTTTCTATTGTGGTGTTCTCCAGTTTTTCGGCCAAATAATATTTTTCTATTTCAGCGGCAACTTCTCCAGGGTCTGGTCTATCTACCAGTTTAAAGATTATATCACGCTGTTTATTCCAGTGTAGCTGTTCGTTAAAGTACATTGGGTCAGTGATTAACTTCAAGGTATCGTAGTCTATTATATTGTCAATGAAGTCCTCGTAGTCTGATTTTTTCTCCGGCACATCATCAATATAATAGTCTGTTGTATGGCCAGAAAATTTCTCTGTTGTAGTGCCGCGTTTACGAGTCCACTTCTCATAATAGTCCTTCTTTAATACAAATTCTCTCTCGAAATTGCCGTCTTTTATTATCTGAAATGCACCTTCAACTATAGAATTTAAGTGGTGTATTGGTTCGTTGTCCTCGTCTAAGGGTTTAATTTCAAACTGACTGTTACCTTTAGAATCCTTGTCACTTATCAACCAACTAAAACCGTCTGCCACTGTAGTTTTACCAACCTCATTAGTCCCTGCTAAAACCTTGTCGTTGCCTTCAAACTGTAACTGTAAATCTTTGATTCCTCTAAAGTTTTCTATTTTTAATCTAAGCAGTCTTATTTTTCTCATTATTCAAACCCCCTAAAGAATGTATCAACACTGATACCCAACCCTTTAGTAATGATGAGGTATAATGTTTTGAAAGAGGGAATCCTGTCCCCTCTCTCGATACCTAATATTTGGTGGTAACTAACACCACACATTTTACCTAAATCCTCACCTGTTAGACCTAACTTTAAGCGTCTTCTTCTAATCTCACTGCCAACATCATATTTAAATTTATTAAACTTTTCTTTGTAATTCTCCATATTATTTCCTCCTTAAATCTATAACTGCTGCTACATCTTCGTCATATTCTTCCATTAATTTATGCTCAACCTGCGAACTAACCTGGTCATAACACTGTTCGTGCATTCCATCAACCATACCCTCACCATAGTCAATAAGTTCCCCGCATAATCTACAATATTTCATTATCTTTTTCACCCCACAATATATATTTATCTATCCTTTTATTAAGCTCACTTTGACCTGTTAACAACTCATCAATTATGGCCGCATATGTTGCTGTATAAATAAGCAACTCAACATCTTTGCCAGCTATATTTTTATTTTTTTTACTGCTTTTTAACTCAACTATTTCTGAAAACATATCTAAAAATACATCTAATAATTCTTCTTTATTCACCTCCATTCTATCACCTCCTTTACTTGATTATAGTGTATCATACATTTAACTTATTTGTCAAATCCTCTTACAAATTTATATGCACCATAGAACACCATATATATCAATACAATTATTCCGATTCTAATTAATGTTTCCATACTCCCACTCCTTTTGGATACCCGTCACTGTGTCGGTATATCATAACCTCACTACCTGCAACCTGTATCTGTGCTCTTGTACTCATAATTTAACTCCCCTTCCATAATTGTTTCTTATAAAGTCTTCTATCCATCTTCGTGAGTTGTCCTCCAGCTCAAAGTACGGTTTACCGTCCGAACTGTACTCAATTTCAATTTCGGCGATAGGACCTCTAATTGGTCCATCAATCTTATAATATATTTTCTGCCAGAACACACTCTCACCTGTACTATTAGCTAAGATTACTTCAACTGTAAATGCACCGTCACTGTTAGCTGCACCGTTTCTAACCTGCAATAGATTATCCACTTCGTTTTCCTCCATTATCTGCTCCAGTTCTTCCAAATCAAAAGCAACTATTTCAATCATTTTTAATTCCTCCTCAGAATTGTTGTAGGTAGTTTATACTGATACCTAGCAGTTATTCTAGCAATTATTCTGTCATCTTTCTGTACACTTTTTCGACTGCTTCAATATCCCAGTTATCCCAACTATCCTCGCCCCATGGTGGTTGATTTTGAGAAGGGTAATCATCTTTACTACTTTCATAATCTGCGTAATAAGTTACCCCTCCTTCATCAAAATGCATTTCAATAATGGCTTCTGATTTTTCAAGTTTTCTTTCTATTCCTTTTCCCCAATTGTTACTAGATGTTATGGAATCAAGTAATTCTTCGTCATCATTTTCCTTACACCACTCTGCGGTCACTACAACTGTCTTACCCACTAATTCCGCTATCATTTGTTCTTTTCTCATTTTTAATTCCTCCTATGGTGAAAAAGTTTTTGTTTGGTGGGCTATTGTATCTTCTTTTTAATCCTAAACCCTCCATAAAGCCCGCAAATTCAGTGTTTGCAGGCTCTAGCAGGATTCTAATTCAGCTTGTCCTAATCTCTGTATTTTTCTTTTTCTAAAAGTGGATAGTACATTAACGCTCTTTCATACTTTAGTTTCTGCCCTTTTTTTGCGACGAATTCGTCACTCCCTACGCCTAAATACACTGCAAACTGCCCCACATTCTCTGTTAAGACTGCGTTTAAGATAACATAGTCAACTTTGCCGTCTTCGCCTTCCATTGGTAACGTTGGTGTATAACTCTTGATAATTTTCATTTGATACCCTCCTTAAAATTGATTGTAATAGCTGTCTATTGTTGCTCTAATTATCAGTTCTGCTAATGTGGATTCTACATATTCACTTATTGCCTGGCCTAAAGTCTTATTGCCTGGATTAATTCCATATTCTGCAACTTGTTCTTTCTGGTTTAATTCTTCTATCAGCTCCCATTCTTCTTCTACTGACAAGCGACTTATATATATCTCTGCTGATTCATAACCAAAACGTCTGACTTCTTCCAACTCCTGCAAGTACCCCTCTTTTCTTTCATCTTCAAATACTTCTACTGCGTCCTTAATAATACTTTCTAACATTTTTATTCCTCCTTTAATCTTTCTAAATCTAAATATACATTATATTGAAAAGTATATTTGCCTGTACTATCGTCAATCTTTTCAGCTTTTTTATACATTTCAATTTTATTATTAATTTCATTTACTGGATTATCTGCTGCAAGTACTTCTTGAAGTTCTCCAATTAAGAAATTGATATAATCAGCGCCAGTTTTACGATTGAAAGCTATATTAGTTTTGTTATATTTCTGCAATTTTTTAATTTTAGCTTTTATTTTATCCTTTATCATATTATCCCACCTTTCCTTTTTATTGTTTAAGACTCAATGAAGCCCATCTGCAATAAGACGGGCTATTATTCAGTCTTAAGCTGTTATTATACTGATATTGCTTGTTACGCCCTTGCAAGTGCATTGTATATCGTAACCGTCATCACACGCCCATATCTGAAAGGTGTGTACTGCTATATCTTCATAATACAAGAAGTCTTTGCCTTCTACGGTCAAGGTTATTATTTCTACTTTTTTGTTCTCCTTTAAATCCTTTGACCATCCCAATACAAACTTGCTTTCATAGTCTAATTGATGATTAGATTTTTTGATTAGCTTTGAGTCTACAAACTGTCTAATTGTTACAGCTTTGACACGTGCCACCTTAAGTTCCTTAAGTAATAACTCTAACTGTTCCTCTGGTTTTGATTTTAACATTTTTACTCCTCCTTTTTTTGCTCCTAAATTCCATATATACCTATGAATCTATTAATATATATATATATAGTATTTATGATTATTAATAATATATATATATACACTAATTTATTTACCTTACTTAAATTCTATATTAGTTATTTATATATTTATGAGTAGATATATAAATTTATAAGGGCCTACTAGCTTTAACTCATAGTAAACCGCTTATATTTATTTTTTCACTGGCAGGGTTCTGCTGATTCTTATTATCCACCGTCCGGTATTCTTAACTTTTTACAGTTAACCCACCATTTTTAATTCGGTGTTTTTCAGTCGTTAACAACAGCCGCAGCTAACAATTAGATTCCACCGTTTTTCAGAAACTCCTTATATTATACGGTTTATCACTAACCTGCTTGTGACGTCGCGATAACTCAACACGCCCACTTTCGTCTCCAGGGCCGATAAAGAGACCAGCCTTGTCGCTTGCTATGGCAACATTAATATTTAGTTATCAAAGTCCAATCACGATTTTGTCCGGTTACCCTCTTTAGTCGTGATTTTATTTATAAGGACGGTTCGCCTACGTTGTGCGGTGTGAGTCGTTTCCGTGTCCTTTTTGTTATTGTAGTTATAGTATATATTAATTTTACATAAAAGTCAAGCTGTTTTTAATTGTAGAAGTGACCAAAATCCAGTGATATCAAGGGTTAGGGGTGGTTTACGATATATGCGGTGTTGTCTTGGGTTTGTTTTTATATAGATTCGCACCACACGCGCACACCCCGCCCGCCCACGCTCGCCTGCACACGCTATTATATATACCTCCCCCCCAAATATTTTTCAAAAAAAGAGAGAGGCTAAAAGTTGCAAATAAAGGATAGAATTAAAAACTTGATAAATAAATCAAAAAGTGGTAATATTAGAGGAGGAGACGGGGAGGTAAAGACAACAAATAGGGGGTAAAATGCTAAACAGGGAAAGAATCAAGGAAATAATGCAGGATTACCCAGAAGTAGGGAAGATGTCGATAAGCGAATACACGGAATACAAGGGTGAGCAAAAGGGTAAACTACCGTGTATGACAAGTATTTACAAATATTTTAGCAGATGGGTAGAGTTCAAGCTTGAATGTTTTAAAAACCCAAAAACACATAACTGGTGGAAAAACGAGAACAAAGTAGTTAAAGCACTGTTGGAGCACGAAGAAACACAATATATGACAGAATTAGAGTACGATTTATACCAGGAGGAGCACGAAGTCCCATCAAGAATGACAATTAGAAAGTATTTAGGGACAAGTTTTAAGGAGATGAAAAAAAAGGTATTTAACGGTATTTATGAGGAAGAAGTAGTGGTAAAACCTTTAGAGTGTGCATACTGTCTACAGGAGGATAGTTGCCCTTACGATTATGATATTAAAGAATGCAAGTATTACTAAGGAGGATATATGGAATTTATAAAAAAGGGGAATAGAAACTGCGAGCACACCTGGAAGAAAGCAGACGCAGACGATAGATTTAGGAAAGAAGGCAAGCACGAGTATATCAGAAAGAAGTCAAAATGTATCAAGTGTGGAGCAGAGATAATACGCAAAGTACGCAGGAGGATATAATATGAATGGGAAAGGTGATGTATTCGACCCTAGAACACATATGACAGAAAAGACAGAAAAAATGCTAGATACGTTCTTAGGGAAGTCTGGATATGCTAAGGAGAATAAGGAAGGTGCTTCGTTTAAGAGAGATTTCAAGGTCATATGGTCTGTGTTAAGAGAAGAACTTAGAGAAGCGATAGACAACCCAAAAAAAATTGCATACTTAGCCGCTTATTCTATTTTAGGTAATGTCACCTATTCTGCTAAATGTGCAGGTATATCAGTTTCAACAGTCTATAACTGGCAGAAAAAAGACCCAGATTTCAAAGAACAGTATGGGATAGCTGACCAGGCACACTTAGATTATATGGAGTTGGAAGCTCAAAGACGTGCTTTAGAGGGAACGACAGAAGATGTTTACTACCAGGGAGAAGTTGTGGGACAGAAAACAAATTATTCTGATACACTCTTAAGGTTCCTCCTTGAAGGTAAGGACCCTGGACGTTATGGTAAGACCAATAAGATAGAGGTTAACGCTAATGGTGGAGGTAAGGTACAGGTAAACTTTGGAATACCGGAACTATCACAAGAAATAGATATGGAAGAAGTAATAGATGTGGAGGAATAAGCTATGAGCGATATATTAGCAGGCACTGTTCCCAATAGAAACGCTGGCAACAGGGAGTTTAGAAAGCAAAGAGCCTCACGATATAACGATAAACACACAAATGAAGACCAAATAGAGTTTAGTATGAACTGGCTCCCTCAAAAAAGACAATTAAAGTTTTTAAAAGCCTGTGGTTTATCACACCCTTTCAATTATTACTTACACGAGAAGGAAGACGGCACCCCTAAAATCTACAGAATAGCTCCAGATAAAAGAAAAAAAGCTTATGAAGCTCCAGAAGCACGGATAGTAGGATATGGAGGAGCAGCTGGCGGCGGCAAAGGACAGCCAGAGAGTGGGTTGGTAGTAACACCTTATGGATTTAGGGAAATGAAAGATATTAGTGTTGGAGATATAATTTGTTCTCCTACTCACGGTAATACAGAGGTTATATATAAATATGATTTAGGTAAAACTGACATATACGAGGTTGAATTTGCTGATAATACATCTTTAGAAGTAACATCAGAGCATATCTGGAAGGTAGCAAAAGTAAGAGGTGGCAAAAACAAGAAAGGTTTGAGGTATTTTCTTATAACAACGGAACAAATAAAGTATAATCTAGTAAACGGTTACTATGATTTGCAGATACCGCTACCAGAAGCTATACAATTTACTAAAAGTTACAGATATAATTATAGAAATATAGACCCTTATGTCTTAGGTTGCCTTATTGGTGATGGTTCTATAGCTTCTGGCAGGGTTAAAATACATTCTGGAGATAAAGAAGTACACAATTACTTTAAAAATGAGTTCGGTGATAATTACTCTAACTATGGTACAGGCGAAGGTACTGTCAGCAATAAAACAAAAGTTAAAGAAAACCTTAAAAAACTAAAGTTATGGGGTAAAAAGTCAGAAGATAAGTTTATACCAGACCAGTATTTATATTGGAGCATAGAAAAAAGATTTGAGTTAGCTCAAGGTTTAATGGATACTGATGGAACTGTTGATGAAAGAGGTCATTTAAGCTATTGTACTGTATCTAAACAACTTGCTGAAGATGTAACAGAGCTTATCAGAGGTCTTGGATACAGGGTAACTATGTCTGAAGCACAAGCGAGTTATTGTAATGGAGAACAAAAAAGAGATAAATATAGATTATATATACAGGGCAACAGGAAAGATGAGTTGTTTAAGCTAACTAGAAAGAAAAACAGATGTGTTGAACGTGGCTTTCCTACTCACAAAAAGATAACTGATGTTAAATATAAACGTAAAGAACAGGCTTATTGCCTTAAAGTGTCTAATCCTAATGGACTATACATTGCAGGTAAAGATTATATTCTAACGCACAATAGCGACGCTATGCTTGTAGGTTTGTTCATAGAGGTGTTATCTAACCCTGGTGCTAAATGTGGCTATTTTAGACGTACTTTTGCACAGCTAGAGGGCCCTGGTGGTGCAATTATGAGGAGTAAAGAACTCTTTAGCGATTTTCCAGGGGCTGTGTGGAACGGAAGTAAGAGAAGATGGACTTTTGAAAGCCTTAACGGTGGTATTATCCAGTTCTGCCACGCTAATAACGAAGATGATGTATATAACTACCAGTCACAGCAGTTTGACGCTATAGCTTTTGATGAAGCAACCCAGTTTACCCGCTTTCAGTACAGATATATAATGTCACGTAACCGCGTAACTGTTAAAGGTGTAGCTCCACTGGTTATGATGGGTACTAACCCCGGTGGTGTAGGTCATATCTGGTTTAAAAACGAGTTTGTAGAACCTGGAGCCTTCGAGGAAGTTCACAAAGTTGAAGTTTCTCCAGGAGTTAAAGAAAAGCATATGTTTATACCAGCTAAACTATCAGATAATATCATACTTAATGACCGTGATGAAGGGTACGAAGCTAACTTGATGGGTCTAAACGAGATAGAGCGTAAAAGATTACTTGAAGGTGATTGGGATATCCACTCCGGTCAGTTCTTCCCACGTTTTAGTAGAGATATACACGTTATAGATTCTTTTGAGATACCTCAATACTGGAAACGATTTATTTCTATTGACTATGGACTCGATATGTCTGCAGTCTACTGGTACGCCCTGGATAATCACGGCTTTTACTATGTTTATAAGGAGTTATATAGACCTAATTTATCTTTATCTGACCTTGCTATTGCTATCCACAAAAAGACTACACCGCTAGAGCGTGATGTCCTCTCTTATACCATAGCTTCACCAGATTTATGGAACAGACGACAGGAAACAGGTAAGTCTGGACGTCAGATACTAACTGAAAATGGACTAAGCGGTTATGCTTTAAGAGCCGCTGATAACAGAAGGGTTCCAGGTTGGCGAGTTGTACGTGAATATTTAAAACCTATAGACGACCCGTTCCACGACGGTGAGGGGGAAGCTGCTAAAGTCGCCAGAATTAGGATATTTGGGGATAGGGTAAGGAAATTGCAGTCAAATTTACCTGCTCTACAGCACGACGACACTGACCCAGATGATGTTTCGGATACACCGCATAATATAACTCACGCTCCAGAAAGTTTTAGATATTTTTGTATGTCACGACCACCTCTTAAATCACTTACTCAAACAGAGGAAAACCAAATAAAACGCCGCCGAGCAGAAATAATGGCGGGAAGGAACAAATACACAGGTTATTAACTTGCTTGTTTATTTTTTTTATGCTAAGTTATTGTTAGAGGAATGTAATTTTTTAGTAATTGAGGGAGGTGTTTTAAATGCCAGACCCTAGAATGGCTGGACAAGCTCCAGCACCACAGGGACAAATGCAACAAGGTGGGGGACAACAGGATATTATGCAACAAGCACAAATGGAAATTGCTCAAATGCCGCGTCCAGAACTTGAGAAACTTGCTATGCAACTGATTATGGAAGTACAAGGTGGTCAGCAAGCGGGAGGGCAAGCACAGCCCCAGGGACAGCAACAAATGCGATAGCAGGAGGTTATGAAGGTGGATAATTTAGAGAGAAGACAATACTCCCAAAATGAAATTACCCAGGAAATAAAAAAGATATTTACCTACTTTGACGGATATCGCAAGCAGTATGAAACTGAAGTTATCGAAAATTATAAAACCTTCATTGGATATCTAAAAGAAGTTGAAGAAGGTAAATCAAACCTCCATATACCTAAATCTTATGAAATTTTAGATACAATTAGAGCCAGAATTTTAACAACTTTTTTTAATAAAAGACCTTATATAGAGTTTGAGCCTATGCCAGCCAACGGTTCTTTAGGTAGAATGGCACTGAACGAGGAGAAAGCAGATGTAGCGGCGAGTTTCGTAGATGAACAGCTTGAGAAAAATAATATCAAGTCAGTTTTCTATGATTTTGTCACTACACTTTTATTTGCCCCTGCTTCTTTTTTATCAGTAGGCTGGAGATACGAGGAAGATTACATTAAGCGTAAGACTAAAGTACCAGAGTTTAACCAACAGACCCAATCCTACACAGGTAGATGGTTTTGGGATACTGTAGAAAGTAAAGAAACTATCTGGGACGATAACGAAGTACGTAATGTTGACTTCTTCGATTTTTGGGGTGACCCAGACTCAACTAATTTAGACGACGCTCGTGGTGTATTCCACAGAGAATGGATAACTAAAGAGCGGCTCCGTCAAAAACTACAGCTCCTGGAGCGTGTTGGTGATGGAATGGTCTATGATGTTGACTTAGATAAACTGACTGCACCGGCTAAAGGTTCAGAAGGTAAGTACAGAAGACTATCCTCTGTTGGTATATCACCAGGAGGAGTAGACCCTTTTAAAGCAAGTAATAATGAAAGAATGAACGATAAAGAAGAACTAGAAGTTTTACACTATTGGGAAGACAACAGACACGCTATATTAGTTAACAGACAGGAAGTCATCTATGACGGGCCTAATCCTTATTGGCGACACCGTAAGAAACCTTTTGTTAAAGCGTCTTTCGACCAACTACCAAACGAATTTTATGGCTTATCTGCTATGAAAATCATCAAACCTATGCAAGAAGAAATAAATACAATGCACAACCAGCGTATGGATAACGTTAATATGCTTATCAACAATATGTGGAAGCGGTTAAGAAGTTCTGATATCAAAGATTCAGACTTAGTTTCTGTTGCCAACGGTATTATAGATGTTGATAATATGGAAGACTTAGAAATGCTCCAGAAATCAGAGATACCACAGTCTGCTTTTATGTCAGAAAACAAACTGGAAGGTGACTTGATGGGGGCTTTAGGTACTCCAGCTAATGTTAGAGGTGCAAAAGCTGGTAGCGACCAGTCAGCAACTGAAGCACAGATAATCGCACAGTCAGCAGGTACCAGATTTGGTGTTAAGATAGAACTATTTGCCAGTGTTGGGTTGAAAAGACTAGCTATGATGATGGACTTAAATAACCAGCAGTTTGTCTGTAATGAGAGAGCGGCAAGAATAGACCCAGAGGAGAAAAACTCCTGGCAATCTATCGCTCCAGACGACCTTATAGGTGAATTTGATTATAGACCAGCAACTTCTTCTGTAGAAAAAGCGGCCAACAAAGAACTAAGAAGACAGCAGTTAACAGAAATCTTAGGTTTCTTAATGCAGGCTCAAGTACCGTTTATCAACTACAAGAAACTGATAGAAGAATGGCTTCATGAATTTGATATATCAACGCCAGAAAAATTCTTCATTCCAGACCAGGAGTTTGAAATGATTAGACGACAGGCTATTGATGAATTTACACAGCAGATGGGAATACCTGTACCAGATGGAGGGTTTGCCACTACAAACAACGGCAATTTAGGCAAAGGTCAGATGGGTAACCCAGCTAAAGTGGCAGGTGGAATGGGCCCAGGTGGTCAGCCACAGCCACAACCATTCAATAATGGAGGTAGGTAGATATGCCCGATATACCTTTAGATGAAACTCTAACAAAAAAAGAAGCCCTCGCTTCACTGCATACAAGCGTAGGCTGGTCGTATATGAAAAAATATTTGAAAGTTAAACAGAAAGAATTGAGGAGAAAACTCGAAACTGTATCGCCTAAAGATTCAGAGGAGATAGCAGCTATACAGGCAGAGTTGAAACTTATAAATGTTTTTATAGATAAACCCAAACTAAGTTTTGAAAGACTACAAAATGGAGGTTAAATAAATGAGTGAATTTTTTGGCAAAAGCCCTCGCCGTGAGAACGATAACGAGAATCCTTTTGCCGTAAATCAGACCCGAGTTGAAGACGAGAAAGAAAAAGTTCAAGAGGAAAGTAACGAACCTACTAATCAGTCCCTGGATACAGGACAAACTGATGAACCAGTTCAAAGCGAACCTCAAGAGCCAACCGGACAATCTGATGAAGAAGCTCAATCTGATGGAAAATTAGCAAACAAATTTAATGACCGTGGTTCCTTACTGG